CCTATTCTAAACTCGCCATCAAGAGGGCAACGCATATCAAAGTGTTTACCGGCATCAATAATACTTTGAACAGCAAGTTGCCCTACCCGATTTGCTTGGCATTCTTTAACTTCAATCTGCCACTCATCATGTATGTTTGCAACAAATTTAAAGTCTATATTACACTGTTTTAATCTTTTGTCAAGTATGCACAGTGCTTTCTTCATAACAATAGCACCCCCACCTTGAAGCAAGGTATTAAGTGCAGCATGTTTATGTCTCAATAATATTTTTCTACCATCTAATCCTTTGAGGAATCCTTTTTCAGCTGCTCTGTCAACTCGTTCCTTAAGAGTTTTATATGATGGTAGACTACTAAGAAACCGTTCTCGCAATCTCTTACCATCGTTTCTGCTTCCATCAATAATTGTTCCAATCTTTTCATCTCCTGCTCCGTAGATGAGGGCATAGATGAAAGTTTTAGCCTTATCTCTTGATTCAAGTCCAGCAAATTTTTGGTTAGCTGTGTGAATGTCTCCATTAATAATTTCATTTATATACTCCTCGTCAGCCATGTAGTGTGCTAACATTCTAAGTTCTAATCCTGATGCATCTACACCCACTAGATTACAGCCCTCGGCAACTATCCAACAGGAACGACAGTCTTTACCAAAAGGGCTGTAAACAGCAGGGACTTGTGCCATATTAGGATTAATGTGAGCCATCCTTCCTGTAATAGCACCTGTAGAAAACACACTACCATGAACACGAGTATCTTTTGGGTCTACAAAGTCCATCCAAGAATGCACTTGAGCTAATCTCTTTTGATATAAAAGATAATCAGCTATAAGTTTCGCTTCAGGTATGTGTGTTATTTCTTTCAAGGTTGTCTCATCAACAATAGGTCTACCGGTTGGTGTAAACTTTTTGGGCTTCCATCCAAACTCTTGTAGTCTATCTCCTATTTGCTGACGAGAACCAAGATTAAATTCTTCTATAAGTTTTCTTTCAACCATAGGAGAACCATTTAAAAATTGTTCGTACTCTTCGTCTGTTAATCTAACTTTCTTGGTGTCTCCATATATCAGACCCATCTTGGCGACACCACCTGTTTTTGTATATGTCTTCTGTATTTTTTGAATAGTTTCAATCGGCTTGAATGTTTTATGAACAATATCTACAGTCTCATTAAGCTTTTGTGTAAGCTCGGCTGTAAGTGACATGGCTTTTTTCTCATCAAATAAAAATCCATTTTGTAATTGGTCAATTAAAATTTTAGTTGTTTCATGTTCAAGCTCAATTGATTCTTTTGAAAAACCTAAAGATTCTTTTTTTAAATAATTAAATAATTTTTTATTTATTTTTGTATCAACTGCACATCTTTCTAGCATAGCAAATGAAAATTGAGACCAATCTTCATGTTCTTTTTTCTGAACACCGCCAAGTTTATACGCCCACTTCTCAATGCTATGTCCTCCCTCACGAGTTGGTCTAAAAAGTCTTGACAAAACATGTGTATCTATAATTTTCTTATCGTATAAATCAACACCTAATAGTTTTTTAATTAAAGGAATGTCGTAACCAATGATATTATGACCAACAAGAGTTGTAGCTTGTTGTAAGAATTCAATACCTTTCATTAATGTATCTTCATAAAACTTATGAACATTGTCATGCTCGTCAATCGCTACGATACACCAAATCTGTGTAGCTTCTTTTTTTGTTTCGTCATTCGGTTTACAGACAAGTAAACCATTTGCTTCTATATCAAAAACTAATTCCATAAAATCTCCTAGAAGGGTATTATACTATCTTCTGAATCAGAATGCAATAGTTCATCATCTTCATACTCTGATAATCTACCTGTATCTTTGTCATAAACTATGGCAGTAGCCATACCAACATCACCAGTATACCTAGACTTTAATACTCTAAGTCTTGTTGTTCTTGCTTCAAGTTCGTTCTCAGATTGCTGATTTCTTTCTAAGGCTATGACACAATCTGAAAGTTGTGCAATACTATTAGAACCTCTGAGGTGAGAAAGACTCACAGTTACACCATTCTCGTGTCCCTTGTTGCCATCAATTCTACGAAGATGTGAAACTAAAATTATTCCTGCTCCAGTTTCTTCCACCATACTTCTAAGCCTTGTCATAATATTATCAATGGCTCGTCTTTCATCACCCTCAGACATTGCACTTACTAACATATGTAAGTGGTCCACCACAACCCACTTGCAGTCACAGCCGACTATAAGATATCTAAGTTTTGAAAAGATATCATCCAAATCGTTTGTGCCGAAGTGGGCATGAACGAACACTCTATCATTACCAAAGACTTTATCAAACATAGAAATCAAAGTTTCTTCGTTATAGTCTTCTCTAATGTGGTCAATATATAATCTAGCATTGGCTTCAATAGAAAGAATACCATCAACAGTTCTTCTCCAATCTTCTTCTAATGCAATGATACCTACATTGTCCTGTGTTTGATTTATAAGCCAGTGTTCAAGCTCTCTTGTAATGCTAGACTTACCTAAACCTGTTCCACCTGTAAGGGTAACAAGCTCACCTGCTCTCAAGCCTATAAGTTTTTTATTCAAGCCATTCCAAGGATAAGGAACGCTTGGTTTTTTCTCTCTAGCAAGAAACTCTTTTTGCTTTTGTGAAACACGTATGATACCTGATGGTGTATATGTTTGTGCATCCCACCAAGCTCTTGTAAAGTCTTGATGTTTGCCTTGCTTAAGCATATCGTTTGCATCTTTATATCCATTTGGAAGTGTTACTATCTTAGCTTTACGTGGCTTAAGTATTGATGCCACCTTTTTAGCAGCTTCAATTCCTTGTTTGTCTTTGTCAAAACAAATGACAACATTCTCAAAACTTTCTACATATTCTATGTTTTCTTTTATGTCTTTGACTGCTGACTGAGCACCTCGTTTAATAGAAACGACAGCCCACTTACTACCAAGAAGTTCATAGGCAGCCATAGCATCACATTCACCTTCAGTAATGGTTAAGTATTTTCCACCCTCTTTGAAAAGATTTTGCCCAAACAATCCTGAACCTTGTATTGTTCCTTCAAAAGAAAATCTTTTATCTTTTATGTATCGTATTTTGTTTGCACTCTGTTCGTTATTTATATAGAAAGGATAATGATGCTGTGCTATTTCACCATTAGCATCAAACACAACCTTAACTCCATATTTTTCTGCTGTTTCTTTAGAGATATTTCTATCAGAAAGTTTAGCAAATATTCCACCATGAGCATTGATTTGTCGTGGTGGTGTTGTTTGTAATTTAGTATAATTTTCTACAGACATAGTCCTCCTTTCAAGACTTGGAAAAAATTTATCACAGCTAAAACATTTGGCAGAACCATCTTCGTTTTTAGATAATGCATCACTGCTTCCACAGTCAGGGCAAGGTAAATGATATTTTACAAATTTAGATTCCATAATTAATTCCTGTTAAAATAAAAGGGCACTCTAAAAAGAATGCCCATGGAGATAAATATGATGAAGACTACTCAGAGGTAGTTTCCTCATCAGTTGTCTCAACTTTAGCTTCCTCACATGAGGTTAAGAGCTGTTCAAGATTAGCTCTGTGAGTTCTTGATGCAAAGTCAAGGGCTTCAATGACAACGCTAAGATTGCCGACTTTCTGCACGATTACTCCTGCTTCTTGTCTCTTAGCTTCATCATCAATTTTGTTGATGTCGAAAAGAAATTCGCCATCTTCATTTTTTATAGTGACTATCATTAGAATTCTTCTCCATCACCGAAGGGGTCTAACTCAGAGCCATCCTGTGATTTCATTTCAACTAAGTCAAGCACTTGCATAGCTTGAAAGTCCAAGCCTTTGAATGTTCCAAACTTATTAGAAGTTTCCCATTCATTGTATTGCACTTTCACAGTAGAGCCATTACCAACAATAGTGTCAATCTGCTCTTTGTCTTTATTGAAAAGTTTAGGTGCTTTTCTGACCATTCCATCAGGTCCATTTACTTTTCTTTTTATAGTGATTGCTCTACCGACAGGTGTAGAAGAACCACTCTCATCCTTTATGGATAAAGTTTTAACTCTGAAACCTCTAGCTTCAAAGCTATCTGCAACATCATCATCAACTACTAAATCAACTGTATACACAGGCTCAAAAGTAGTATTTGGTGTTGTCACACTCGCCCAATAGGCTTTTCCTTGTATTACTGCCATATAATCCTCCTTGTGGTTTGGCGTTTTTTGTGGAACATATTATAATCGAAGTCGTTGCTTTTGTCAAGCAAAAATATCATTAAAATCTATAATTGTATTCTCGTCAAGAGAAACAATAAACTTTTCTTTTATCTTACGAACAGAATAACTTATTTTATTACCATACATTTCTGCATAGTTATCATCAATATATTGAATAAACTTTCGGTATTCATCTTTTGTTAGTATTCTTTCATACTGTCTTTGTTCTGCAATATAATTCATGCAACCTCCTTGTGTTGTGTAGTCCACCAATCAGGCTTATTACGATTTCGTTCCCACTTGGCGTAGTGTTTTTCGTTAATGCAATAGTTACGATAAGCGACAGTAGCATCCTCATTCTTATATTCCTCAGGCATAGCTTGTGCCACTGGTGTTCGTTTAGTTCTTGGTATGTTAGTTGGTAGTTGATACAAAGCTCTTCCAAGTTTTGTAATGCTTAAATGTTCTCTACCATAGCGATACTTATACTCTGTACCAAGAGCTATGAAGTGTTCATAAAGCCACCAATAGTTACCACTGCTTTCTCTCACCCACTTACTACATGGATGATTAAGATGTGCAATCTTATACATGCCTGTCTTATCTGCATACTCGTCACCATCTAAGGCTCGGTGTGCAGTGCATAACATCTGTGCTGATTCAAGTGGCATCTTGACTAGCATCTTATCAGGTTGTGCTACTGCTGATAAACTTGGACTGTCGTAAAAATAAAATATGTTCATTTGCCTTGCCCTCTATATTTTTTGTAGTTAGCTTTTTTATTTTTATTCATGGTAGCGAAGCCAACATTACGCTTACCTTGACTTGTCTTTTTACC